GCTATGATCAGTAAATAGCAGCACAGGATCGAATGAGAATCGCTCCCAGACTCCTGCCTTTGTGCTCTTGAATGATACGCCCGAACCTGGAATCGGTAGGTCTCCATGCTGCAGGAACTGCATCGAGTACTGAACGCCGATAGCAGTGCTCTTGATCGATACGATTACGGCAGTACAACCCGTAAAGTTGAGGTCGTGGAGATTGTCATTGGAGGGCTGGAAGCCACCCCATGGCGCGGTAACAGTGACCTTGATGCAAGCCGGGTTGCCATCTCCGCCATCCAGCGTGTCGCCGTGCGCGTCGGTTGCCGCGTAGCTGTAATCCTGTGGGAGGAGCGGTGTCTGGCCATTCTGGGCCATTACGACCTTCAAGATAGGCGCAGTGGATACGGGGGCTGGCGGCGGAGGTGGCGTGAGAATCTTTGCTACCATCGCAGCCAGGGCGATTAGATCGAGGATCGGCGATATGCCGTCAATACCAGGATCACCCTTATCTCCTTTGTCTCCCTTGACGGGATCAGGAATAGGCACAGTAAACGTGTAATCGGTCACTTAACCTTTGCTCCCCGAAAGAAACCCTTGGGCTCCGAGACCGACTTCTGCTTTGCTCGCTGCCCTGTCGCCCATCGACTTCCCGGACGTGCCGCCGAGTGCTTGACCAGCGCAGGTACCGGAGGAGCCAACATAGCTGGTGCACCCTCCTGCGCTTCCTGTGACAAATTGCTGGAGACCTGAACTGTTCGGTGCTGAACTGTCGACATCACGATATTTCCCATCCTTCAATGCTTGTAAAACTTTGGCCTTCGCGATCAGCTCAGTGAGCCCATCCTCGAACGCCTTCTTGGCGGCGGCTTCTTGTGTGCAGTCCTTGAGGCCGAGCGCTTTGTCGATTCTATCAAGGCGCTTGCCGATGTCAAGGATCTCTTGCAGGATGCGTGGGTCGGTGGTCGGGGTCATCATGGGTACACCGGGGAAAGACATCCGACCGAATGGCGGTGGATCCTGTGTGATTCCAGGCCACTGCTTGTTGACTTCGCTCACATAGGCGCTGTAGACGCACATCAGAAGAACGCCTTGACGGCCATGGGGTCGTCAATCACGGATGCTATATGGAGGTCATCGATGAGGACAAATGTCACCCGATCTTCGACACTATTGCCGCGCGTACCAGGCACCGCCTTCGTCCACCGTTTACCGTTGTGCTGACTGATGCGGACGTAGTCGCCAACTTTGACCCATGCGCCCTCAGGCCATGGCACTAAGGTCTCACGGCTGCAGTACGCAACCGCACCGAGTGCGAGTACCTTGGCTACCTGGGTGTTGTCGAACTCAGTCTCGATGTCGTTCTTTGTGAGCACGAGCTTGGCGTCGCCGTATGTCGTCATCGCCTGCCTGACCTGCAATAACACCAGACTGCCCAATGGGCGCTCGCCGGGCTCGATAGATGGGAAGGCCGCACTTAGTTTCTCGTCAGCCCATGCATTTACTGGAACTGAGAATTGCTTCACATTCTTGAGACTCGTCATAGATCTTTCTCCTTGTCTTCTTGTTGCTCATTGAACTCGAACAGCGCCTTTTTAGCCTGCTCCATGCCCTGGAGTACGCCGATGCGCCGGCCCGCCTCGTAGGCGATGTCCACCCCAGGGCTGATCGACTGCATCCCATTACGGGCTGCGACCGCGATCATTCGGTCGAAGTACTGCGCGAGTGCCTGAATCATAGTCCAGTCTTCTCGCGGGGCATCACTGGCTCGGCCCCTACGGCCCCAACAACGTTGGCGTTCGTATATATCATCCCAGGATTATACAACGCCGAAAGGCCGCCGCCGGTCTCAGTACGGCTGAGGGGTCGAGCACTTCACGCGCCCGCCGGCCTTCTTATGCATACCGCTCAAGGTCTCGGCAATCCTGGCGCGCTGGCCGAGCTTGCCGCCTTTGGTCGCGGCTTTCGCGAGCTTGGCGGCGGGGATCTTCTTGCCAGCCGGCACGCCCATTTCTTTGTGCAGCGCGCCAGGGTGCTTAATGGCTCCCTTGATCCAATGCCCGCCCTCGGCGAACTTCTTGCCCTTGTCGGCGGCCACGAAGTCCTTGGCGACCTTTACGGATAAGCCAGGCTTATTTGGTTTGGCTCCGTGCGCCACCGCCTCCATTAGGCGATGCTGGGCCCCGCTGACGCTAGGCACTAGTAGTTCTTCGGAGTCGTCGACTTGCCAGCCGCGCCAGTATTCGACGTAGTCGGCACATTGCCCGTGCGACGGTACTCGTTTTTGCCGCCCATCGGGCCGCCCTTCTCTGGGGTGACGCCACCCTTAGTGGGTTTGCTTTGCGATGCTGATTGATTGCTTGCCATCTTACTTCTTCCCTACGGCCTGGCCGTTTTTGATATTCGTCTTGTTGCCGGCTTCGATCTCCGCTGCGGCGATTTCCATTGCGGTGTTGTTATCCTCACTGGTGACAGTGAGCTTGGTCTGGTCGGTGCCAGCGGCTACTTTCTCGCGGCTCGTGTTAGTCTCACCGGTAGCCTGCAGCTTGGTCTGGTTGTCGGCCGCCGTTTTCTGCGCGGTCAGACTCTGCTCGTTCTGCGTGGCTGTCTCGGTCTGCTGTAACTCGGCCTGCTTGAGCGCATTAGCTTGGGCATCGACCTGGGCCTGGTTCTGGACTTTGGTCTGTTCGATCTGATTCTTGGCCTGGTTGTTCTGGCTGTCGGCGTCGACCTTCTTGCCGGCAACCACTGATGGATCCATTGGCTGTGGCGGCTGAAACTGCTTGAGCAGACTCTGCGCGTTCTGGATGACCGGCATCACTTGAGCGAACATCTCCTGGAATCCTGGGTGCGCGATCTGCGTGGCGGCGGCAAGCAGCTTGTCGAAGTCTGACTTGACGCCGGCATCGTGGATGCTCATGTACTCGGTGACGTCCTTACCGGCGGCCTTGGTGGCGATATTGAATATTGTCGTCCCGTAGGCGAACAGCAGGTGCTCCTTGACGTTCTGCAGGATCGCCGGGATAGCTTGTGGCGCCATCAACGGGTTCTGACCAAAAATCGGGTCCTCGATGAACGCGAGATGGGCCTGGATGTGCGCGAAGTGGTCCTGATCGGGGAATGCGATGATCGGCTGCCCGAGCGCGGCGGCGATGTTCTCGTTGACGGCGTGCTGCGGCTTAGGAGTCGGCTTCGGCACCAAGTACTGAGTCGGATCCTTGACCTTCATCATCTTCAGGATGCCGGTCTCTACCTTGTACTGATCATACATCTGCGGAAAGAGCTGCGCCCGCTGTGCGATAGTCTGCATCTGAGCGATGCGTTGCAGCTCGCTGAAGATCTCTGGGTCGCTGACCGGGATGACGTCGTTCGGGGCATCGAAGTCGGCCTTGAAGGCCATCTGCTCGCCGGTCTCATCCAGGATCTGGTCATCATCCAGGTAGGTGGCATTGAGCCGGTGCAACACCTTGAGAAACTTACCCATGGCGTTGTGAAGACGCGAATGAATCGCGCTGAATACCACCATACCCTGCTCAATACGGGCCATCGTCGTGCCAACAGGTACGTTGGCGTTGTCGTTCGCCTCGTCCAGCGTGGTCTTGATTACTTCCTTTCCGGCCTCGACCAGATACCCGAGCAGCTCGTAGAGTACGGTTGACGGTGGATTGACTGGGGTCGGGAGGAAGGTCTTGCGGATGTCATCTTGCATGACTCCGCCGTCGATTTCGTTGGTCTGTCCGGCATCGATTCGCACCGATTGACCACCCACAGGACCAGACTTGAGGTGCATTCCGCCTGGGAAGTTATTGATATGCGCGGAATCGAGAAGAGCACGGAGTGCGCCGGTAGCAGCCGCAGCGATGCCACCGAGGACTTGAGGCGTGCCAATGGGCATAGCGCCGCGCCATGGTAGGAATGGCCACTCAATGATATGGACCAGTGCTTCTTCATTCTTGTCGTCCTCATCCCAATTGCGGTAGATGCTGAGCACCTTACGCGTGGTGTCGTCAATCGTTATCAGGTACGGCGCCGGCCCGAGGTCGTTCTCGTCTTCCTCATCCGTAACGCCACGCTTCTCATCGGGAATCAGCCACTGGACGTCGACCTCGAACACAGTCCGCAGACCGTCCTCGTTATACGTCGTCGTGTCCTTGCCCTCGATCTTGTCATTCGCCTTCTGGCTGGCGGTCTGGTCGGGGTCTGTGACGACGGCGATGCTGTCGATATCCCGGTACATGCCGGAGCGCACACGGTCGGCGAACGTATACTCATTGATGAGCTGCACGTGCGCCTTGCGGTCGCTCTTGTAGTAGTTCGTCGCAGCCCAAGGTAGTAGGATCTCATCGACCCAGACTGGCTCGTGGACCGGTGTCCGGCGGCGCTTATCCTGCCAGAGCTTGCTGTACTGCACGCCACCCAACGGGACCTGGGTGAGAATCTGCTCAAGCTCGTACCTAACGGATGGCATCTTCTCGGTGAGCTGCCAGTTCATGTACCGAGACTTGCGCTTGGCCTTCTGCTCCTTCTTCTCGCTGACCGTGCCTACGATCTTGTCCTTGACCGGACCATCGGCCGGCCACAGCTCCTTGATGCTACGGGCCGCGAAGTCGATACTAACTTCGATCAACAGCGGGTGCACAACCTTGCTGGCGCCTTCGAAGGTGGCACCACCAGGTGCATCATTGCCGAGCCCAGTTCGACGTAAACCCTCTTCGTACTGCTCGTCGCGCTTCTTGCGTGCGATCTTGTCCTTGTCGAGCAGGTCGAGGATCTTGTTGGAGAGCATGTTGAGGTCGCTCTCCTCCATGTCCTCGGCCAGGTTCGCATAGAACTCGATGCTGCGCTTCACGTCCTTCTCATCGCTCAGCGTGATGATGGCGCCACCGTCGGGAAGCTCCTTGGTGCCGGCATCATCAGGCACTATACCAACGCTGCGCTCTTCAGCATCACTAGCAGCATCGGTAGATGGATCGTCCTCGGGCGAACGCTGGAGGAGGTCCTGGAGCAGTTGAGACTCACTGTGCATTACAAGGTCTTCATTCGCAGAAATGTGACCACGCCGTACACAATGGCAGCGATAAACGCGAGCATGATAAGCTTAAATACAAGCATTCTATTGTCTCGAAATGTAGGCCACTGCGACTTGCCGGAATACATCTTCGCCCCACTCATTCATGGCGGCATTGACAGCAAGGATGACGACACGACAATTGGCTGGAGAGTAATCATCCCCAGCGGTGATGCGGTCGATAGATGGTGCAAACGGATGTGTCTTGAATACTGGGTGCTTAGATAGGTCGAATGGCAGTCCAGTGACTGCGCATGAGCCAGCTGTCAGGCAGCCAAGGATCCACTCCCAGGTAAGGCTACATTGTACACCATCTCTGGCCGCCCGTTGCTTGGCACTACTGAGCATGCTCTTGGCGCGTCGATCAGCATCCCGATAGCGCTTGGCTTGATCGGCTCGATTGCGCGTCATGTTGGCAGCTAGATGCTCTGCGCATACTCTATTGCGCCCCACCACTGGGTTCTGGCATTGCATGCATTTACCAGCATCCCGACGCTTGGCTCGGCTACGCTGCAATGCCTCTCGATGATATTCTTTGCTGTACTTCATTGACCGTATGGATTGACTGGACGTTTACGTGGTGGCGCATCGTTGTCTATGATTTTCTTATCTTTTTTCTTCTTTGCTATGTCTAAATAGTGCAACCACGTATCGTCTAGTATACGCCATGCCTGCGTGGTCGTATCGAGCAGATCGTCGTGCAACACCGTACCTTCGCCACTGAACGCACAGAGCTGCTCAAGCAATGGCTCGGTCCAGCTCATGAACTTACCCGGGTTATTGCTGCTCTCGGGTATCCAGATCCTGCCATCTGCCGCAAGTGGGCTAACTACATGTAAACGTGTAAGTTTCCCGGCTTTTCCAGGATTGTATCCGACTGTTAGGATACCATTCTTGTAGAGCTGCTGCCTGAGGCTCTTGCCTGAGGCCTTCTCCTCGATCACGATAGTGTCAATTGACTTGCCGGCGAGCGGCTTGGGACGTGGTCCCTTAACCCACTTGGGCACCGCTTGCGGGGTCATGATGGGGCGCTTATCGCTCTCCCCGTACTTGAGGTCCTTCTCCCGGGTGACGGTATCCACCAGATCCGGAAAGCCGAGCTTCTCGGCCCAACAGTCCAGCAGCATGATGTTTGCGATCCCCTTGTGCCTGAACCCACCCCATACGCTGCAGGCTGATGGATCGGGCTCTTGCTTCTTGCGGTCGTACGATTCCTCACTGAAGGCCGTATCCAGGCTCATCACAATGTACTCAAAGGCGGGCAGCGGGGTGGTACGCGGCCACAGCCTGAGGCTGTCCCGGCTGATGATCCCGCCTTCTTCGGCGTCGATCAGCTCGGCGTGGATCTCCTGCCGGCCGATCTTCGTGCCCTCGTATTTGAGGATGCGTTGGGCGAACTTCGTGTTGAGGTTGTCGAGGTTGACGTACGTAGAGGCCCGGGTGAGGACGGTTCCGGGGTCGGCAATGAGGGCCTTGATGTGTGGTTTAGGACGTGGGGTGGTCGTAGCCAGTATACGGCTGTCGTCCCCCAGGCGGACGGAGAAGGCCATCGTGTCCCAGGCATCTTGAGGATCGCGACCGTTGTCTCCCCAGGCCGCCAGTTCATCAGCCCAGGCGTCATGCCATTGGGGTCCACGGAAGCGGGTTGCTGTCTCGGCAGCGATACCACCTAGGATGCTCCCATTGTGGAGGACGATCTTGTTGTTGTTCTTGTTGTAGTCGGCGATGAGAGATCCGGGGATGATGGAAAGGAGTCCAGAATCACCTTCGATGCAGACTTCCCTAAGGTCTCCCTTTGTGGGTGCTGCGACCAGTCCGCGATAAGTCTTGCCCTTGCTATCTCGGCCGCGCAACGCTGCGCGCATACCAAGCCACTCAGCACCAACACGCGTTTTACCAGCGCCTCGTCCTCCAAGGATAAGCCACACCAGCCAATCCCCGTCCGGCTCGATTTGGTGCTCATGCCGGGTTCCGACCCATCCTGCCATCCACCCAAGCCTGGTGATCTGCTCGTCATTGAAGCTCCTCAGCGCTGCCTGTACCTGGGCCCGGTCGAATCCCTGGCGTAAGGCAATTTCCACTACATCCGAAGCTTGCACTCATCTGACACCAGGCGTAGCTCATTCATGGTCATTAGGTGGCTGACTTAGTGTTGTAGTTGAGTATAACACCGGCTCACTATTGAACCCATGGTCGAACCAGCGCAGCTCGCTCTTGTCGCATCCGTACTCGCAATTGGCATCCTCTGACCAGTTGTGGATCGCCTCGGGGTGATGCCTGCACTGCCAGAAACGTTGGTAGGCTGCCTGTGATGGCAATTCCCGCTTGCATCCCCTATCATACTCCGCGCACTCAACCAGGCTGGCCGCATTCGCTGGGCTGATGGGTGACTGCTGCTGGGCGTACATCTTCATCGCCCCCAGGATGCGGTCAAGAATCTGGGTGTCGGTCATTTGGCAGCCCGGTCGATACGCTCGATCTCTGCGATCAGCAAGGCGGCGGCACGCACCAGGTCGCGGCGCGGGTTCTTTGGTTTGAATTCCCAGTCATCAGGCACGTATTCCTCGGCACCTACCAGCTGGGTGTACTTCATGCCGTGTGCGATTACCCCAGCACGGTGGACGTACTGCAGGGCATAGGCTGCCCCCATCCTGGCAAGCTCGCGATCCTTGTGTGAGTCATCGTGCGATGGCGTCCAGTCCTCGCCCTGCCACTGCCGTTGGCGTTCGGCTAGCACATCATCCGTGGCTTTACTCATTTGGTATCCGTGGATGCATGGACATGCGCCTCGTACTGCTTCTCGATCATCGCCACCAGGCTCTTGGCGCGTCGTTCATACATATCCGGTATGTGGAGCACTACCATCGGCTTGTCGGTGAGATCGATCTCCTCTTTGGCGCAGAACTCCACCAGCTGGTCACGGATGGCTGGCTCCACGCACACAATCTCGTCAGCCCAGCTGATTAGGTACTGGTCGACCACAATCAGGGTGTACTCCTGGTTGACGCCAGCAGCGCGCGTGTTGTAGTCGTATGGGGCATTGGATAGCACCCAGGCGAGCGTAGGTGACCGTAGCAGGCCGGCGCTGCACAAGCAGAGCACTCGCTTGGCCATGCCCTGTGCGGGGTTCTTGGAGTTATACAGGCGGTTGAAGCTCATTGGAAGCAATCTCTCGACGGGTTTATCGCCTTCCCGTCTTCGAATACGATGTGCTCTTTGTTTTCAGTGTCGGGGCGGCTATGGCGTCGCGCATTCTCTCTGGCCAGTTCGTACTCGCTGACATCGAATTCACGACCCACAACATCCCAAAATGGCTCATAAGTATGCATCTTATCCTGCACCCAAAAGGTCCCGTTTGTGCGCCACATCTGGACCTGCAATTGTGGCTTGCAGAGCCGGAAATTGTAGTATTCGAATACCCTGGTCTTCATTCGTACACGTACTCCTCTGGGATGTCCTTGCCGGTGTCTTCCTTGAATCCCTCCTGGAGGCCGTACATTACGTCACCGTGAGCAGGACCAAAGTCCATGTTCAGGTAGATCCACTCCAGATACTCAAGCGGGGTTGCGCGTTCCATTATGTGCCCTCAATGGTAACTAGCTTGATCTCAGTGTAATTCCCAAATGATCCGCCAGCGCGCTGCACCATTACAGCCTCGTCCTGGGAGATGCAGAATACTCTGACCGGCGGCATGTCATTGTCGGCAACCACGCTCTTGCCTAGCTGCTTCTCGATCTCGGCAACTGCGGCATATGCTTCGTCACGGTGATTTTGAGCTAGCAATAGAGCCTCGTATTGCCGCTTCAGTGTATTGTTGGCACCTACCCAAGATAGCGCAAGCTCGTGATAAACCTCAAATTCGTTCATCACGCCGCCAACTTGATCTGGCCGACCGTCGGGCTGCCCCATGGCTTGCTCGGGTTGCCGCCCGGCCGGCCCGGATTGCCGTCGATGTAGAACCGCGAGTGCAGGAATCCGTCCTCGATGCGCACCGCATCCCGCCACCGCCAAAATAGCTTCGGCCGCTGCGCGTCAGTGAAGCCAGCCTGCCGCTTGAGGGCGGTCATCTGCACGATGAAGCGGGCTACGAGCCGGTGCTCAATGTCTTCGGCGCTATGCAGCGCGTTGACGTCATTACCGACGGTGACGATCTGGTACGGCTTGCTCATCATGAGATCAGCCCATCGCCATGGCGCCCCAATCACGCACGTGAATGAACCCTCTACCCAGTCAATCGCATCTTGTTTTGTCACGCACAGCTCCTCAGTAACAACCAGCAGAATAATACCATGCCCAGGATGATCGCAGCATCTATCAAAGTGGGGCGGATCTTCATGACAGGATCACTAATCCGGCAACGGCAAATGTCGCTACCACCCAGATCACGAGCAACGTGAGCTGGATGAGCACTGCGTGCAGGAACCAGCGCCTCATCATACGAAACAACTCCACCCCTCATCCTCGTCATACGGACCAGAATCCCCTTCGTCGGTTTCAGGCGCATTCGGCTGGAACCAACCAAGATCATGCATGGTAGCCACATCCTCGGCACGCAAAGGACGAGTGGTTGCGTACATGTAGAATTGGTCATGCTCAGCTCCCAGGCAATAGCATTCATCCGATTCGTCATAGTACGGATACAGGAGCTGCACCCCGGCTGCGAAGTTCTTGAGATTCACTACTATTCCTCGTGGTCGAGCTGCGCTTGTTCAGTAGCGCCGATCAGCTCGCCATATGCATCAAAAGCGCATTCGCTGATCATGC